GCCAACTCTTCCAGCTGGGACTTCAAGATGGTTACTTGTCCGGCAAGGTTATCCTGCATGACCGCCGCCATTTTTTCGGTCGTACCATTGTAACCGTCTACTGTATCCGAACAGGTGTCAATGGCATTGGATAGTTTTTCAAAATCCGCCGGTGAACCGTTGATGATTGCCAGCATACCGGACATGGCCTCTTTGCCAAACAGTGAGGCAACCGCCTGTGCCTGTTCTGCCTCAGACAATCCGCCCAATTTCTGTCGGAGTTGTTCCATGAGTTCCCGCAGAGAATACATCTTGCCGGAACTATCCGTCAGAGAAATGCCGTACTGTTCCATGGCAGATGCTACCGTGTCTGTCGGCTTTGCCAGATTGGTAATGGCGGAACGCAGTGCTGTACCAGCCTGTGAGGATTTGATACCGGCGTTCGCCATTAGTCCAATGGCAATGGCAGAGTCTTCAGCAGAGTATCCCAAAGAACCCAGCACCGGAGCGGCATACTTGAAAGTTTCACCCATCATGCTGACGTTGGTATTGGCATTGCTTGATGCGGCAGCCAGAATATCTGCAAAGTGTCCGCTGTCCGAGGCAGACAAACCGAAAGCGGTCAAAGCGTCTGTGACAATGTCCGAAGTAGATGCCAAGTCTTCCCCAGAAGCAGCAGCAAGATTCATGATGCCTTCGATACCGCTGAGCATATCGTTGGTTTTCCAGCCTGCCATCGCCATGTAGTTCATAGCATCTGCGGCTTCACTTGCAGAGAATTTTGTCTTGCTGCCCATTTCACGAGCTTTTTCCCGGAGAGCGTCCATCTCTGAACCAGTCGCACCGGACACCGCTGCCACCTTTGACATGGCGGCATCAAAGTCTGCACCAGTTTTTACAGCAATGGTTCCCAGAGCCGTGACACCAGCAGTGACGGGCAGCAGCTTTTGTCCCACACCGGAAATTTTGTCCCCGGCGGACTGCAGCGTTTCACCCAGAACACCCATCTTTTCCAAAGCGGTGTGAGAATTGTTTGCTTCTGTGGTCAGGCGTTTCAGTTCGTTTTCGGTTTCAATAATCTCACGCTGCAAAGCATCATACTGCTGCTGTGAGATTTCACCATTTGCAAGAGCCGTATTGGCCTGTTCTGCAGCAGTTTTCAGCACTTCTAGCTTTTCTTTGGTGGCAGACACCGCATCGGCGAGGAGCTTATGCTTCTGCGAGAGCAGTTCCGTGTTGGAAGGATCGAGTTTCAACAGTTTCTGGACATCTTTCAACTGTGTCTGCGTGCCCTTGATGTCCTTGTTGACACCTTCCAGTGCCTTGGACAGCTTGGTGGTATCACCGCCGATTTCTACGGTAATGCCTTTGATGCGGTTTGCCATAAATTTCACCTCCGAAATCGAACGAAATGCTTGACAAAATCGTTCGATTGTGATATAATAAAACTAGTAAAAAGAAAAGGGGGCTTGTTTATGTCAATTACTGCAACTGAATTCAAAACAAACCTTGGTAAGTACTTGATGCTCGCTGCAACGGAAGATATTTTCATTTCCAAAAATGGAAAGATCATTGCAAAACTAACCAATCCCAATCAAGATCGTGTTGATATTGCCAAATCGTTATTCGGTTCTGTTCCGTCCGGCTGCACGTTAGAGGAAGCACAAAAAGAGAGGTTGGATCAGATATGAGAGCGTTGTTAGATACTTGTGTGATCATTGATGCGCTTCAAAAAAGAGAACCTTTTTGCGAAAATGCACAGACTATTTTTCTGCTTTCTGCCAATCGTCTTTTTGATGGTTGGATCAGTGCAAAATCTGTCACAGATATCTACTATTTGACGCATCGTCAAACACACAGTGATGCAGAAACTCGAAATATTTTAAGCCGTCTCTTTGTACTGTTTGATATTTTAGACACAGCTGGACTGGACTGCAGACAGGCAATTTCATCGAATGTATCTGATTACGAGGATGCTGTTATGATTGAAACAGCACGTCGCACAGGGATGGATTGTATCGTCACAAGAAATGAAAAAGATTATGCACATGCTGACATTCCAGTATACACGCCAGAGGCATTTATCGCATTGCTTTCATCAGAAGAAGAAACAGATTTCTAAAATCGGTCAAAATCCCTCTGATCTGCCAGCACATCATAATGACACTCGTCATTCTCCCGTTCGGTAAACATATCATTCACCAAACCAATGGTCAAAAAATCCAAATCGCCCATTGACAAACCAAGCTGAACGCACCGCAACAAAAACAGCGGTGTGGTCATCGGTCGGTCAATCGGGCGATGTTTTTTTTAGATTGAACCTGTGTTTCTACGTTCAAACCCCAGAGGTCGATCAGCTGCGGTAAGATCTCATAGATGCTGAACGTGTTAAACTGTTCCAGCCACTCGTCCGGCGATGCCGGAATGGCTGCATCGGCGTGTTTTGCCATGATGTAGGCGATGTTCTCAAACACCTCAAGGCTTTCAATGTCCAGTGCGGAGGATTTCTCTGTATTTTCTCCCACAGACTTTTGCAGTGCTGCAAAGTCCTGATAAATATCTCTGCGGAATTTCAGACGATACAATCTGGGAACTGCTGCACTCGCCTTGAACGGCACATCAATCCCATCAATGGTGATGTTCTTCTGAATTGCCATACTGCACCCTCCTTACGCTTTTACAGTGGTCTTGGAAGCCATTCCGACTGCCGGTGTGTATACGTTCTTGTACCAGCCATCATAAGTAGAAGCATCTGTGGACTCACAGGTCTTTGCCTTTACCAGACCGTTGGGCAGTGCCGAAGCCTTGATGGAGATGGTTTCTGTTTTTACTTCCTTGCTGTCCTCGGTAGTCTGTCCCTCTGTTGCTGGACGGGAGGCGGAACAGCAATAGAGAACATGGCGAATCTTCCGCTTATCTCCGGTGAATTCAAACAGCAATGCAAACTGTGATACCTCATCATCATTTCGTTCCACCAAAACACCGTTGCTGTCCAGGATTTCTCCCAGAATATCTGTAGAGAAATCTGTAGGAATCAGGGCGATTTCCAAATCACCTTCATAGCCAGAATTGTTGGAAATTACGTAGTATACGATGTCATCGGCATAAAAATTTTCGTTTTCGCCATTGGCATCAATGGAAATGGAAACCGCACCTGGCAGACGCACCGGATCCACATAGACCGGTGTCAAATTGGCTCCGCTGGCATCGGTTACCCAGTCATTGATTTTAGCGTAATGTACATTGGTCAAACCGAATTTGACCTTGTTCTTTTTGTTTGCCATAGGACTTAAACCTCCGTTTCATAAAGCACTTCATAGAGCCTTTCTGACTCTATCCAGACTTCTGATTTTGTGTAGTAGATCTCATGACGTTTCAGAACCTCTTCAATCTGATTTTCCAGTTCAGGATTCTTAACGTCTGTATAAAGTTCAATATCCAGTTTCTTAAAACTGAAATACATGGAATTATCCGCTGAAAATGTATTCTCTCCAGGAGATAGAAACAGCAAAAAAGGCGGTGCGGGACTTTCACCCTCGGCAAAATGATGGTAGGCGAAAGGCAGTCCCATCTCTTCCATCATTTCTGCGATCTGTTCGTAGGTCATGACAACGCCTCCTCTATAAGTTTCTCAAAAAGCTGTACACCGTTTTCTTCCGCAGGAGCAATGTGCGGTTTGCCGGGTACACGCCCACCGCCACGCTTGGCATGGCCTTTCTCCAATAAATGTGCCAGCTGATAGCGATTCTTGCTGTGGACAGTCATCTCCAAAGAGTGACTGTTTTCGCCAGTCTTTTTCGTTGCCCAGCTTTTTGCATATTTTCCGGTGTCCTTCGGAGCATTGGCGGAGATTTCGTTTTTCACTTGTGTGGCAGATTTCCGGACAGCCTTTTTCATGGCGGTATCTGCAAGGTCTGCATACTCCTGCAAGCCCTGCATAATTTCCGCTGCAAGATTGTCAATACTGGTCATTTTGTCCTGCCTTTCTGGCTTCTGCAGTAATTTTCAGATAATCCTTGTGCAGATAATCCGGTGTAACACTGGTGATGTTGTATGTAACATCCCGAAACAAGATTCGGTTGCCTGTTACAGACGGCATCCAGTGCTGGTTTTGCCGAATGAGGAATTCCAGTGTTTGTGTTTCTTTGGTCACACCAGCGTCCGTATGCTCCGCAGAAGCTTTCAAAGTCACTTTTGCCCAGCAGGAAAAGGCTTCGTCCCACACAGCGGTGTGATTTCCGATTTCATCGGTAACGACACGATTCACCAGAAAGGTGATTCGCTGATTCAAAGTTCCGATTTCCATTACATCACACCCTCTCGCTGTGCAAACAGAATTGAACGAAGATTCAGTGTAAGTTTATGATAATCGGGATTGCTCCTGTTTTCATAAAGATACCCAAGTGCGAAAAGCATCGCAGTCCGCACGGTATCTTCATTTTCAGCAAGTGCGGATTCGTCCATTCTGCCAATGTCCATAACCAGATTTTTTGCTGTAGAAAGCAGATTCTGAATCAGACTGTCGTCCTCCTCATAATCCACTCTCAGATAGTTTTTCGCCTCTTTCAGCGTAATCATAGCATCACGCTTTCTTGATGGTGAGTGTCTTGATTGCTTCCGGAAGAATCAACTTGCCATCAAGTCGCTGACTTGCAAGAAAACCAACCTGACCTGTCATGGCAAAGAGTTCATTCAGTCTCTTGAAAGAGCGCCCCTGTCTGTCAGCCACCCAGTAATAGCTAAAGTCGCCGAATGCTATGCACTTGTTGCCTGCCTTGATTTCCGGCACGTAACTGGATGTTTTGTAAGGACGATTGAGAATGGTATCCGGAACACCAACCTGCACAGACGGATTCCAAATGTAGTTTCCTGTGTTGTCTTTCAATTTTCTGAGAGCCTTGACAGTGGAATCATTGAGCACCCACACCGCTTTCTTGCGGTACGGACTTCTGAGAGAGTAGAAAAGTTCCATCACATCATCAAATGTAATGCTTGTACCTGTGGTAGAAGTGCCGTCTTCCGCACCGCCTGTAGCATTAAAAATACCGGTCGGTTTGCCCTTGCCATCACCAACGAAGAACGCCTCTTCTTCCTTAGAACCGATTCTTCTTGCAAACTCCTTTGCAATGTAAGATGGCAGGTCAAATACAGAATCATTGAGAAGTTCTTCGGAAATTTTGATTGCTGTTCCCAGCTTATATGCGGAAAGCGATGCCTGTCCGAACGTATCATCAGAAAGAGAATACTGCTGTTCTTCGTCCATCCAGACAGCCTCGCCCTTGGAAGTCACAATCGGAATCTTGCGGTCGCCGTTGGAAGTTTTGATAACCGTTGCCATCTGGCGGAAAATGCTCTCTTCCTCCAATGCTTCCACCAGTTTTTGTTCGTGAGGTAGCAGTGTGCCGCCTTATCATCTTTCGATGACAGGTTTGCACAAAGCCCCTCCCAAACCGTGCTTACA